AATAAACGAATTTTTCCGTCCCAATACTTGTTACGGTATTGAGGCATAAACTTTGCGCCTGGTACATCAAAGGTAAATTGGTCTGCTAACTCATAGTAGACGTGTGGTTCTGCTTTTACCTGAAGATATACTTCATTCTTTTTTGATATTATCAAATGAGACATTATCCATAAGGATCACCTATGGATATTTATTCCTCAATCCTAAACGTGTATTCTAACACCAATCTTGCAAAAAAGTTATTCAGATCTTCTAGTCTTTGTTTTTTGTCTGGACATGATACCCAGTTTTCTAAATGAAGACTTATAGACTCATGAATTTGTCTTACATCATCAATCCCCATATCCATAGAGATAAAGGGGATATTTTCATCAAAGTCTTGTTCGTAAAGATAATCGTCGTCCATTAGTTAAAACCTGCTTGGAAGCGATGCCATTCGATGGCATTCTTGATCTGGAAAGTTCTGTTAGAAATAGTCTTGATGATATCTTCAAGGAACTTCAACATCACATCATAGTATTTGATTTTGACGTTGATTCTATTTAACTTCTCATCAGCGTCTAGATGCCTCTGTAAGGCGTCTTTGTCCCTAATCTTATATGGGAAAGGTTCTTCTTCATAAACCTCTGCTGACGCTTTTCCAGTATAGTAATTGTACCTTTCAAGTCTTACCTTACTATAAGTTTCTTTTGCTTTCTCTCTGAGTAAAGTAATCGTGTTATATACGGTATGATACTTTGCATGAAGTTGAGGAATTTTTATAGATTCATCATGTAAATTATCAGGATCGATAAGAGAGTCTTTCTCCCACATCTCCTGAATTTGTTCAAGATTCATAAGCGTGTTCTGTTATCAGAATCGAGTATATTGTAGATAGTATACTTGAAAGTTGCTTCTGCTGTAAAGTATTGTATGTCAGTTATTGAAGTGTCAAACTCCAAAGATGTCAATGATGTTGGGAATAAGTCTTTGAATTTTACAATAGCATTTGTTCTGTAATTGCTATTGAGAATTGTTAAACTTCCATCACTGAAAGCACGTTTTGGATCCTCTGGTTGTGTTACATCATCTTCATTAGACAGCAGATTTTTGTAATCCTGAGTTGTTTCAGGAAATCCTAGACCGGTCAACCAATTATGAATTGACATGTAATTGGTCATATCTTCATCAACTAAAAATCTCAGTGTTAAATCACCATAATTTAATTTTTCGCCAGGAATATCAAGGTCTTTGAGATATGATGGTTGAGATGTAGTTTGAAGGGATATTTCAGGAATTCTTGCTGTCGTGCAGAAAAATGCTACCTTTGGATGTTTAGATAAACTAAACTGAAATCCATTGGGTGACAGAAAATTTCTATTTTGAATTTGACCTTTGAATGCTGTCCCTGCCATTAGTCTATGATAAGATTAAACCATGCTTCGCTCATACCCTTAATAATATTATCAGCAGCATCTTTATCTTCAGCATAACCCTCAGTGATAAGATGCTCAACAAGTGCTTCATACTTCTTGTTTGCTTCTTCTATTTGTCTTGGTGATGGTTTCATCGCTTATTACTTAAGTCTTATTTGTATTTAGATAAAAAAAGAGACCCCGAAGGGTCTCTTGATAGATATGTGAATCGAGAATCACATGAGGTTGAGGACTCTTGCTCTTCTGTAGTAGCGGTTGTCGCCACCAAGAATCTTACCACTGTCAGCACCGCCAGCAGCAGATGCATATGGGTTAGCAACCATACCATAACGAGTCTTGAACCCGATTTTTGGTTGGAAGGTGTCCTGACCGACGGCGCGAACCATCTGGAGAGGAACGTATGGGCAGTAGAAGAGACCTGCGTCATAAGGAGAAGCACCCTTATAACCGACGACATAGTACTGCGAACCATCGGAAGCGAGGTTGGTAGCATATGGGTCGATGTAGACGCGGAACTTACCAGCAAGAACACCAGCGAAGGTGTTGCCAGTTGCGTCAACGTTCAGGTTAGCGTCCAGAGCAGGGGTGTAGTCGAGAACACCAGCCATGGTCAGTGCGGAAGCAACGTCTGCGGAACACAGAATCATGTTGCCCTTCCCTCTACGAGTCTCTTGTGCGATTGCGTTAGCATCGCGCTCGATTTGGAAGATAAGACCCTTGAACTTCTCAACGCTCCAACGACCGTTGGAATCAACGTCGAGGTCAAATACGCCAGGAGTTGCAACGTTGGTTTGAGCACCAGGACGTGCAGCCTTATAGATGGTTCTGATAACTTCGCGGTTGATTTCAGCGAGGATCTCAGTGCTGAGGATGTTAGCAAGCTCAGCTTCAGCATTCAGACCGTGAATTGCCTTCAGGTCTTGTGCCAGTTCGAGTGAATACTCGGCTTTCAGAGCGCGTGACTTTGCAGTAACAGTGACCTTCTCGATTGAGAATGCCATTTCGTTGAAAGACTGGTCTCCACCGAGTTCTTCAGAGAACGCAGTGTCCATACCCTGACCTACGCTGTAGGTAGCAGCAGCGCCGTTGATTGCAAGAACACCAGGGTTCTCACCACGCTGAAGGTCGGTACCGAAACCAGCAGATGCACCGTCAGAACCAGCAACATAAGGATCTGAAGTGCTGATACCACTAGCAGAGAATGCGGAATTTGGCTCGTTGAACAGAGCTTCTGCACCACCCATGCTGGTGTAGCGTGAGCGCATTGCGAAGATGAGTCCAGTAGGACCGTTCATTGGTTGAACGCCAGCCAGGTCATAAGCAACCAGGTTAGGCATTGCGCGTCTGATCAAGGAGATCAGAACGGGGTCGAAGTTAGCAACTCCAGCGTTCGAAACGGAGTTGGTTGGTGCTTCGTTAAGGAATTCTCTCTCTTCACGGAGAGTAATTTCTTGGTTCTCCAGGAGTTGAGCGGTTACGGCTCTACGGTGTGCATCCTTGATAGGATCCATACCTTCGTAGTCCAGAAGGGGTGCCCACTTCTCCTGCAGATGCTCACTAAATGGCATTTGCATTTGATTTTACCTCTTTAAAAAAGTTAGTTTGAACTGTTATAATCTAGAAATCACTTCTTAGAAACTCTTCTCAGAGTATCCATGTAGGATTCCATTAATGGGGATGCTGTCGTCTGAGCAGCAACCTCGGTGGATTCAGAGATAGTCTCTGAGTGGTCTCTTTGAGTGCCGTTAGCTGGGAAATAAGAATTTCTCAGTGTTACAAGCTTCTCACGATAGTCTGTCTCACTGTCAAACTCAACATTTTCTGCAAGAGTAGCGAGCTTGTCTTTCTGCGAAAGAGCAAGACCTTCAGTAACTTCAGCGAAGATTACATCAGCAGTTGACTCGGCTAATCTCTTATTAAGAGCAACGTTTCTTTCGATTTGCTCGTTGAGTTTACCTTCCATTTCATCAAGTTTATCTACCATGCTCTCGATTACATCATATCTATCTTCAGGGATGGTTACATAATGTTCTTCAAAAAGTCCTCTCATTCCTTGGAGGAATGATTCGGTCATTTCGGTCTTAAGACCATGCTCGATTTGGAGAGCGTTCTCTTGGACCCACTCATCAGCAACATACTCCAGGTATGCGTCGAGTCTTTCGGTCAGACCTTCTTTAATTGCTGCAACTTCTTCTACGAGTGCTTCTTCATAGGTTGCTTGCAGTTGCTCGGTGATTTCACCGACTTTTGCGTTGATAGCAGATTCGAAAATGGTGCGTGCTTTCTCTTGGAATTCCTCGGAAAGTTCCTCACCTTGGAGAAGAGCATTAACATCTTCTTCGACGTTATACTCAACTTTTGGTGCTTCTTCTTCGGTAACGACTTCTTCTTCAGTTACTTCTTCTTCAGCAACTACTTCAGTCGTCTCTTCCTCAGTTACTTCTTCCTCGTTAACAATCTCTTGACCGTCTTCGATTTCGTCAGAAACTGCTTCAGCAGGTGCTGCCTTAGCATTGACTACATCTCTAACTTGCTTAAGAGTTGCTGCAGGATCTCTGAGTTTTGCAGAATCGTCATCGGGACGATAGTTTTCGGGAGTAGGACCGCCGAGATCTTCAACAGGAATACCTGCTGATTGCATTGGTTCGGCAGGAGCAGCCCCTTTGGTTACTACGTTTTCCATTTCTTGTAAATTGCTACCAACGGACATTTTTGATTAGATATTTTTGTATTAATCTATATTTATTTATAAATTAAAGATTTGAGAGGAAATCATTCCATAATTGGAGTTTATGCTCCTCAAGTTTTCTTTGGTCAACGAGAGTGTTAATTCTCTTCTGGGTTCTTTCTGCGAGTTGTTCACGAAGAATTCCTCCTTCCCAAACCCACTCTTTTCCTTCCATGATTCC